CCAGACGCGCTATCCGGTGCGAGTGCAACCGAATGAATGACACCTTTCACAGTTCCTGATGTAAAACTTACATGCTCTAACAAGTTTTCAGGTTTAACCAGATTCTTTAGCTTTACAAGATAAGTCGCTGGAACCGCAGACCAACCATTATTTGAGCTGATAAATGCACCGCAATGTTCACTATTGTCACGAAAGGCAATCACTTCTCCACTTAATTCAACCACGCCACGGATTTTTTCTGTACCGGGAACGGCAGAAACGGAATCAACGCCAAGCTGAAATGCCATACTTCGATAGCGCAAATCTTCTTCAAGTTCACCATCGAATGAGCTATTCACATACGCAGCAGTGAAACTCATACCATTGATAGCAAAACTCATACCATTGACTATGTTGATAGGTTTGAGAAAGGCAACCACAAAAGCATTGTCCAACACATCAACAACGTGATATTGCTTTCCTTCATGAATAAATGTTTGGCCATGAAACCGTTCCTTACTATGAACTTCTCCAACAACCAAAACTGCGTATGCCATTTCTGACGGAATCATTTTTCCGTCAATACATTCATAGCCCTCAATTCGAGAAAAACCACCTCCATAATTAGGTTGCACATTTAACGCACTGATCGCTTCGCTATTTGCTTTTGCAATCGGTGGAGTGGTTAAATCCATGCCACCGCTAATCGCAACAAACTGTGATTGAATTCGTGGAAGTTGTGCCATTTATTTACCTAAAGATGGAGTTGGCAAAAATTGAGAGCAGAACAAATGAAGATATTTATCCCATTCATTCTGACCGCGCATGACTAATTCCTGCGCATTTTGAGATAAGGCTTTACCTTGCATGGCGTAATAAACAATCGCAACATGTAACTGTTCGGGAATGAATGGAGTGTCGGAGGTGGTTTCTAAATACTGTAAATTTTCAGCAGAAAAACCATCACTCCAAAACGATTCATTCCATGGGCGTAAGGATTGAATATCCAGCCACGCTTCACGAATTGCATCAACATACTCAAGGTTACGACCGGTTTGATTGGTTACGTTATACGGACCTTCGCCCGTATCGTTCATTTCACGTCGTAAGCGTTGAGCAAGTTGTAAGAAATTCATTAAGCATCACCAAGTACGGTAATGGAATAGCGAGGGGCAAAGTATGGTTTCAGTGTGCCGTCTTTGTTTTGCTCAAAACGCACTTCCCCTGCTTTGGATAATAAGATATAAGCCGGCTCAGGAATTGATACTTCTTCGCCGCGTTTAATTAGCGCATCCCACTCACCAATACTGACGTAAACATCACTTCGGTCAGTTTCGCTTGGTGCAATGATAATACGCACGCGTTTGTGCGCGGTGATCGGCAAATCTTCCAATTTGGTTTCTTTCGGTGGTTGAGCCGGTGCATCGGGGCGAATTAAGCCATTAGCGGTTTCGAAATCAAGAATAGCCTGTACTAATTCTTCTTTTTTACCATCTTTTTCAATACCGCACTGTTCGCGCAAGTGATTAACTAAATCATCTTTGCTTGCTTTTTTTAGATCAATAAATGGATATGACATAGATTTCCTCATTAAAAAAGAAAGCCCTCACGAGGAGGGCTTGAGTTTCAAATTAAAGTGCGGTTGCGGAGACTTCTAAACGAACTAACCAAGCATCATTTAGAATTTTACCAGCCCACCAAGTTTTCCAACCAACGGAACCAGTTTGACCAAGTTCATCGCCTTTTTCGGCTTTACCAGGATTACGTACCAAAATTTGTGCGGCATCTTTACCTTTTAACGGGCAAACTGCATAGGCTTCTTGACCGAAAATCACGATTTTATACACGTCAGCATTTGTGCCACCGGTGGATAGCACTTTACCGGTAGCGGTCGCACCGGCGTTTGCTGTTGGGGTAAGTAATGGCGTGGTGATAAAACGCACATTTTCTACCGTGCCGAACTCTTGCGGAACGATCGGCTGACGAGAGCCATATTCAGCGACCGGGGTAAAACCTGGTAAATTGCGAATATCTGCTTCCAAGTCTGTGTGGCAAACAGCGATATAAGCCGCTTCAATCGGTTTAGTGCCGTATTTGATTGAGCCATCCAAAATATTTGTTTTTTTCTTCGCTCGATTGCGTTGTAATTTACGCACTGCTGCACGGACGTGTTCTAATTTCAAGGCGGTATTAACTTGCGAAGTTTGTGTGCCGTTGGCAAAAATCACGTTAGTACCACCGCTTATCGCCCCCCAAGTCGCAAGTTCAGTAGTTTCTGCGGCTTGTTCACCGGAAAGCATAGTCATGTCGGACAATACGGGATCTTCGTGAGTGTCTTGAATTACATCGGTGATTTCAGTCCACGCACCATATTGCTGCAAACGACATTCCACATCTTCATACACCATTTTTTGGGATTCAGGGCGAACACCTTCAGTTAATGGGGTTAAAGCCGGAGCGAACGGTTTTGGGCGGCGGAATTTAATCACTTGGGATTTGTTTTGTGGGATCGGTTTGGTTTGACCAAGTTTAGTCAAAATCAATACCGGCTCAGCATGCGCTAACATTTTAGCTTCTGCATACACTTGTGTGCGTTGGGAAATATCCGTAGATTTAGTTGTAGCCATAATAATTTTCCTCAAATGAACTAACTATCGCTGCTTAGCAAATTGAGCAGCTAATTGATCGAATAACGCATCTTCATCAATTTCATCACCGCCTTTTGGCGCACTGCGACCCGTTGGGAGCGACATGGCGGATAATTGTTGAGAGCGTTTATTACGTTGCTCAGTGATGGAGGATGTCGCACGTTTGTACTCGTTAAGTAAATAAATCGCATCTTGCGGATCGTCAGAGCTAAACATTGCTTTGACGCCATTTGGTTGCGTATCTACCCAACGATGGAACATTGGATCGCGCAAGATATTATCGGCATCAGGAACGGCTTGAGTAACTAAAGAAATTGAACCATCAAGCTGTTGCTGTTCGAAATCTTGCACATTGGCATCCACCATTTGAGCAATCGGAGCAGAAATATCTTCAAGGCGTTTGTTTTGTCCGGCGACAAAGCGGGACAGGAAATCGGCAACTTCAGGATAGTCAGCGCGTAAACTTTCAAGCTCACCATCAAAGGTGGATTGATTTTGCTTAAGCTGTTCCAAAGCGGCTTGTGCCTGTTGATATTTCTTAGAGAGCGCACCAACACGACCGCGTTGAGACTTAGCCATGTGTTCATAGCGCTCTTTGTCTGCTTTCATTGAGCGGAAGTGTTCTTTCACTTCATCAGTGGCATTTTTCAACCATTCAGGTTCTTCCTCTTGCGCAACCGGCTGTTGCGGGGTGCTTTCTTGAGGAGGATTTTCCTCACGCTGATCAGGCGTGGTCTGAACATTGTCATTTGCGACAGATGGCTCGTTGTTGGCAGTTAGTCCACCTGATTCAAGTTGATTAGCGGCTTCATCAAAAGCGGCGTCAGCATTAAATTCTACGGTGTCTTGATTTTCCATGTATTACCTCATTAAGCGGCATAAAGCGGCTTGTGATAATTCGTTGATAATAGAAAACCCGCTACGGTGAGCGGGTCTATGATTAATAATCCAGTTCTGAAACCAGATCTTGTAATTCTTTAATTTTGCCTCGGAGAATATTGTATTGCTGTGAGGTTAATCCCTCGCCACACAAGTCTTGCTTGTATTCTCTTATTCGAGTATTCAGATAAACAATCAGTGATTTTCTATCTGCTTCATTCTGCAATTTTAGCTTTTGCATAAAAACTCCAACAAAAAAGCCGAACTGCATTTCTACAATTCGGCTATTGTGGGAAATTCTACTGCAAATATTTTGTTTGTCAATAGATTAGTTTGTATTCAAACCCTCCATCATACGGTATTTACGCAACATCTGAGCTTGCACTCTGCTCATGTCTTTATTGTAACGTTTAATGCCGTTTTCATAGGCTACCGCACTAATTTGACCCGCTCGAAGTGCACGGGTAAGTTTTGCTTTCTCACTTTTCATTTGACCAACCACTGACGCGTCTTCTTCGTGGAATTTGATTAGCTTGCGTTTATCATCATCTAACCAATCACCAAGCTCGCCACGGGCTTTGCGTGATTCGTACTCTTTCGCTACATTCCCCGCCTCTCCGCTCGCTTCATAGTAACGGCTTTGAATAGAGAATTCGTTCGTTGTTCCAATAAACTGATTCAAGAATGGAATGCGAGTATTGCGGCCCAGTGTTTCTCGGTTTGGATTTTCAACAAGTACGGTGTTCAATTCTTTAAGGCTGCCGAACATTGAGCTATAGCCATCGAACAAGTTCTTAATTTGTTCCGGGTGCATATCAATTCCAAGGTTATCATTCATAAACAAAGCGGTATCTTTCCAGAATTGTGCTGTTGTTGCCTTAGATTGCTCGGCTTTCAATTTGTCTTCACGAACATAATTCGTTGTGATTTTACTTCCGAATGCCGAACGATTAAGAACATTCTGCATTAATGGTTGAAGAATTGTCGGCGTTGCGGTTAAGGTGATTTTCTCCATCGGGTATTTGGACGCAGAAATTTCAGATGGAGACACCGGCGCGAAAGTCTTCAAGGAGTGCGCCAGCATATTTGCCCCGGCTTCCGTTAAGGAAATATCACTCACCGCACCTTTTACGATATTTGTGGAGAAATTCCACGCCATTTGCGGCATACCAAAACCAACCGGAATTTTGAAGTAATGACCACCACCGAGCGGAATCGGAATATAACGGGTAATATCGCCAAGCTGATCCATTTTGTTTCCACCCTCGTCATCATCATCCATTGACCGCAAGACTGTATAGAGAGAAGTCATCACCGCAAGATATGCCGCGAAACGAATTTGACCTTTACGAGTAGAGAGATAGCGGATAAGGTTTGCCGCCCCCATGACAGTCGGTTGAGAGAACATATACAGCGCTTTGATGCCACGCATTTTGGAGCCTGTTTTGCGGAAGTTGGTAAGCTCCAGAGTAGTGGCTGCCGCCTGTTTTGAATCAATGCCGTTTTCAACTAAGGCTTTATAGGCCGCTAACGCTGAAACGGTATCAAACATTTTATTGTACCCATCAAGGATTTTTCCGGCTTTCTCAAGTTTACCGGCAATCGGATTGTTTTCTTTTTTCAAGCGCTTGATTAAATCCACTTCGGATTTATCCAAATAAGTACCGTAGTTTGAAACGCCCCCCTCTTTGAGTAACTGTTTAAGCATACGCTCTGCCGGCACACTATCACGCAATTCTTGACCAAACCCAAGGTGCTTAGTGGCTTGCCATACTTCTTTGTCGGTAAAAGCATTCGCAATGGTTGCACGACCGATTTTATCCATAGTCTTGCTATCCACTAAACGATTATTCTTATCGTAGAGTTTCTGAACGCGGATGAATTCTGATTTTTCCCACGTATCACGCATCATATTCATTGGCGCAAACGTAGCAGTCCATTGAGTAACGCCTCGAGCATACCAGCCGGTAGGTTTAGAAATAAGTTTCAGGAATGCGTTTGCGTGTTCCACGTTGTCATTGCGTAAGGCTTCCATGGCTTGACTTGGCAACTCATACTCATAATATTCACTACCTTCTTTGCGTATCAGAACATTATCGCTTGAGCGGGTTAAGCCCTGCATTTTGCGTTTGCTAATACCAAGATTAGCCGTTGCCTGTTCCCTTGCTTGAGAGTCGGAATAGCCTTTTTCTTTCAGCATAGTAACTTCAGTTTCGTATAAGTCATCAATCTTGCCTTTGAATTCCGCAAATCCAGCATAGGTTGTAGATTTACCCACGGATTTCCACATTGCATCGATAGCATCTTCCGCTTCGGAACTTGTACGACCTTTTAGCGCTTTATCTCGTCCGATATTGACCGCGCTTGAACCTGCACCTGAAATAATATCGGTATCTACATCAGCATTCGGATCACCAGTTAAAGGGACATAATGGCGATTGGCTTTGTATTCCTGATATTCTTTCTCGGTGTAGCGTCCACTTGCACGATCGATTTCCAGTTTAGCTTGATTTAAGTCATAGACCATCTCGGCAACCGATTCTAAATCAGATTTACTGATACGTTGTTCGGTGTTCTTCATAATCAATTCAGCCTCCGGAATTGACCAGCCGCCGGCAACACCCACCTTGAAACGATTGCCTTTGTTTTTGTAGTCGGTGTTGTAAATGTCCGCTTTGCGATTATCGTACTGCACTTTCGCTTTCAAATAGGCATCATTCAAACGGAGTACTTCTGCATCAGTGCCGTTTTGTCTTGCGTTATCTAATAAACGTTTAGTATCACGCATGACTTTTTCATCATTGCGCAGTAAGTCCAAGTTCTTCTCAATAGAATATTTAGCCGAAATCCAGTTACCCACCATGCGCTTTATAGTTAATTCATCAATCGGATTTTTGCCTTTCTTGGTCGCTTTGGAAAGTGCGGCAGTTTTAGAAAGGATCGGCTTGAGATAGGCTTGCTCCAATTCGGAATTCATTGCATCACGTTTTCCTTTAGCTGTGTACATCGCATCTTTCAAACGACGTTTCTCGTGGTCTCGACTGCTCGTGTTACCTGTCTGATCTGCAAGGTGCATGGAATCAATCCAGTCATTCACCGGGCGCAAGCTATCGGCCAGCCATTCATCCACTTTACCCATCGCACGATTAAAACGCTCTTTAAAGCTTGAATAGTCTTTCGCTTTTAAATCCCCCCAAAGACTTGGCTCGCTTTCGGCTTTGCCTGTCTTAGAAAGATCAAGGGCGGATTGAACTGTGTTGGCGCGAGAGAAACGAATATCATCGCTCTCTTTGGAAAATGCACCAGTATTGGATAATGTCGATTTGATTTGATTAGAGTTGAATATAGCTAAATTCTTAATCCCATCCTCATTTACATAAAAACCATCAAAGCCAAGCCCCTTGATAGATTCGATGGTTGTTCTATCTTCTATCCGTTGCCATTTCCCTTTTTTAATTTCGCTAACCGCACTAGAGCTTAATCCGGCTCTCATCGCAAGTTGCTGAACATTTTTTTTGTTAGCATAATCGAAAGGATTTTTAGAGGAAATAAATACTGGCATAATATTCGCACCACTAGCGATATCTCCGTTATTTTGTGTTACAAACTTATCAACAAATGTAGAGTTATCAGATACAAAATGAACACCTCTATCATTGTTAAATACATTAAAATTATTTAATGTTCCATGATACACAACTAACGGCTCACCGGTTTTAGGATTTACAACCTTACTTGCATTTTCAGGATCGTTTTCCCAATCTCCGAACCAGGCTTTAAACTCAGGCGAGCGAACTTGTTTCCATTGATGGAATGTGAGTTCGGTTTCGCCATTTTCTTTGGCTTGGTTGTAGCGTTCTTCGGTGAGTTCTTCATTACGGCTAAAGCGCACATCATCTTCCTGATCTGCGTTAATAGATAATTCATCATTGAATGATATTGCACCATCTCTAGTTTCAACAATTTCCCACCCATTAGGAGCTAACACCTCTTCGTTAAAGTATCTGACCAATTTTTCGTTATCCCAAAATCCTGCTGAATCAACTATATCTTCAGGATTTGATTCTTCAATTAGTCCATCGATAAGAACATCATCAGATCTTCCAAATTCACTTTCGAGCAGGGGCTTGTTGTCGTTTAGCCAAGCATTTAAAACATTCTTAAATTCGCCAGAGCCGGCATAAATTCTTTTTTCGTTATTGCCATCTGGTAAAATCCAATGATTTTCCCCGTAATGCTCAACAGAATATTCATCTTCAGCAAACATTGAATACCCAACCCCATTATCAGGTGAATCAGGATTGTTGTTTCTTCTATGATAAATACTATACCGAACACCGTTATCTACTAATGAAACCTCTGTATATTTACCAATCGCTTTTTCTTTGATTCGGGCAATAAGGTTTAATACATCTTCATCGGAGAATTGGTTTGCTCGCTCAACGCCAAAAAATTTCGATAAGAAGTCTTTAATTCGTTGCGCGGTCATTGCAAGCCATGACTTAGCGGATTGGCGTTGTCCTTTCTTAATTTTCACACCATAACGGGCTTCAAGCTCATTCCATTTACCGGTTTCATTTGCTGCCATGATTTCAGCGATGGCTTCTTCAATTGCTACTGTGCGATTTGTTGCAGCTAAATCATCTGTGCCTTTACGCTGTGTTTGAATAGCATCGGCTATTTGACTTACGGCTTTATTCTTGCCGACTTCAGACATAAGGTTGTCATAAGAGCCTTTATAGCCCACGTTGATTCCACGGTGCGCCATTTCGTGCCATGCAACGAACTGTAAGCGTTCATCTTTGGTCATGGTTTTGGTTGGCTTAATGCTGTCGGCGACAATAGTGATTTTGCCTGTTTTTGGATTAAACCAACCTTCCACATCGGAGGTGATTAAGTTCTTCACGTCTTTTGGTGGGTTAGCAAAGGTCGTAACTTCAATATGTTCTGCCGCTTCGCCAAAGGTTTTGCGAATAATGTCTTGAGCGTGTTGAATTTCAGGATTAAGTGTATTGACACTACCATCACTTTTTACTACACTAGCCTTGTTGAAAAGCTCGTTTAATGTATCATCAGCCAGCAATTGTAGCGTGTGATTGATACGACGAGCTTTTTGCTTATCTACAAATCTAACTTCAGAATATTTCACCATATTGGTGAGATAATTACTCGATTCATTTCTTCCATAAACACTAGCTATACGATGAAACTCGAGACCTCTCTCAGTTTTATTAGCATGAATAGCTGAGATCACAGGATTTCCATTAGTGCCTTGTAGCTCGGTTAAAACAACATAAGAATTATTTGGTGAACCCTCTTTTGTGTTTTTAAAAACGGCAACCGGATTATTAATTTGTTGTGGAATTTGCTTTAATAAATCAGCCGTCATTTCAGGGTGTTCGTGCTTAATTTTTACCAATTTTTGTTTATTCATAAACATCGGTAAATCATCAAGTCCTGATTCAATGAGCGCTTTAGGTGTTGTTCCCAAATAAATAGATTCTGCTTTTACTCTAGTATTTGTTGAACCGAAAACATCATCTACCGCTTTCGCAAAATCGGAATTAGTGGATTCGTTAAGGCTTAATCGAATATCTTCCTTAACATTCTTCGCCTGTTGCAATGAGCCTAATTTATCGAAGGCCACCTCACCAAACATGCTGCCTTGTGATAGATTGCCTTGTGTTTGCGCTTGGTCGAAGTATGCGCCTAACACTTGCGCAATACGTTTTCCACTACGGCGATTTTCATCAAAGATGGTTAAGATTTCTCTTGCTTCTGGAGACAAGTCACCCACAAAGTCATTCTGTGCAAGATAATCACTGATTTTGTAACCTTGTGCGTTGAGTTGGTTGTATTTTTCTACCGCCTGAATAATATCGTTGGAAATGCCTACATCAGAAAGTAAACCCGTATGAATATCCTGTTGTGTTTGTGCTACCTTAGGTGCAAGTGCGGTTAAGGCATTAAGTACGTTTTTAGCCCCTTGGTCGGTGTTCTCGATTAATCTTGATAAGGTTTGGCTGTCTCCATAGGCTTGATACAACATTGCATTACGAATGCGTTGCACCCCTGTTTGACTTAAATTGCCTTTTCCGTCCAATAATTCATTGCGTAAGTTTTCCGGTTGGTTTTGCACGAATTGACGGATGAATGGTTGGTTATCAGGCGAATTAATCTCGCCGTTTTCGGCGGCCACAAAAGCATCCATACTTGGTAAACGACGGGCATCGACTTTTGCCTGTTCCAACTCAGACATCCGCATGCCGCCTTGTTCATTGGAATTAATTGCTACTTGCGCAATATCTACCGGTGAAGTTAAGCGGCGAACAAGTACGGGATTTTCTACGGCATCTAATTGAGCTGAATCAACACCAAAATGACCGGCATTATCTTTTAAGAACTGACGATAACCATCAGCCCCACCCTCTTTATAGGCTTGACGAATTGCCATTGTGCGACCGTTACCGGCTATGATTGTTTTGCCATCTAACGCAAGCAAAGGTGCCCCCATATCCATTGTTGGACTGGAAGCAAGTTTGCGCGGATCTAAATTGCGAGCAATTTGATTAATTTGTGATTGACTTGCCGTTCTGTCGCGATCACGGAATTGGTTGTCGTCTTTTTGTTGCGTAGGTGAAAGCATAGAAGCATCCACCACTTCATATTGGAAAGGTTGATAATTACCATTGCCTACATCGATTTCATCATTTGTACCGCTGACAACTCCGTCTCTTGTTTCCGGGGCAATATTGGCGGTAAATTGCGTATTGCTTGTTGGACTTACTGATTGTTGATCTTTGGTGTTATATTCTCTCGCCTTAGCAATATAATCCTCAATCCATTGGCGCATGGCTTTACCATCTTTCGGATTGAGTCCGTAGGCTTCTGCAATGTTTTTTAACTCGCCAAAACCACGATCGATAACAAATTGGCTTTTTGTGGCATTGTCGGTGAACACCATCGGCTCACTGATGAACTCATTTGCCCCAGTTAAATCTCCTTTTCTAAATTTCTCAATGGCTTTTGCTACATAAACCGCACGCTCCATTTGTGGATCAAGTTTAAATTCAGGTGTGGTCTGTTCTGTTTGTTGTTCATCACCAAAGAAATCAGCGTAGGTTTGCGCATTTTCTTCCTGTTCTTGGCGGTGGTCACTCATCACTTGCTGCGCTCTTGCTTGTCTCGCACCGATAGTATTCAATGCCTGAACACGGGTCTCGGAAACAAGTTTGCTTAATTCTGTTGCGCCTTGGTTGAGCGTATCCACATAGTTTCTTAACTGGTTGTCAATTTCTTCATTGCCGGTATTGATATGGTTGAGTAAGGTGCGCTTTTGATTGTTGAATGCGCGGCGGTCGGTGTAAGTATCCAATCCACCCATAGCAGATCCGAACACACCGCCCAGCACCGCACCATTAATGGCATTATCTGCCATCCCCTCGGTTAAATCTTTATTCGGATTGTAGTTGTCTTGCTCTGACTTGTTTAAAGCGTATTGTTCACCAACGCCCTGAATGGCTTCGGTTCCGCCCTCAACCATTGCACCTTTTAACAGGCCGCCTTTAATAGTTTTAGCTGGACTACCCAAGCCCCAGAAGCCACCACCAAGACCGCTTACCGCATTTGCCGCTAAATCTGTTGCAATTGCCGCAGGATTTAACGCCGCATCACGACCAACTTTATCGGCAAAGGACGCTTTGGCTAAATCGTAAAGTTGCTCTACAGACTTCCCTTTTCCTTTTTCACTGTCAGCAATTTCATAATAAGCATCGGAGAATTGCGGGATTTGTGATAGCTGTTCATTCGTCATTGCCATCACATCATCACGTTTTTGACTGTAACGGCTACCGCC